TTTTTTTACCTTGTTTTTGAATAATTGTACGAACAACAGTTTGAACTGGTTTTGCACTCGTTGAGGGTGGGACATATTTTATATCTTTATTTGGAACTATGTTAACATCCTGTTTTGCCATCATTAATTCTGGGCCTTTCTCACCCACAACAGAAATTTGTCCTTGATTTAAAGTTCCACCATCTCCTCTTTTTTTTATGTTACTAATTAAGGAACTCAAAAGACTTTGTTGTGGTTGAAACTCTTGTGATGCGTATTTCACTCCTTCCATAAAAGCTTTCTGATAGCCCTCAATGTAACCTTTTTGATAAAATGATCTAGCATTATTTAACGCTTCTTGAGTTCCAGACATGAGTTGAATACTTTGTGCTGATATAGCTTTAGACTTCTGCATCAACTTCATTTTAGTTTGACTTAAATTAGCAGATTTTAATCTAATATTACTCAGTAAATCTAGATTTCTAGAACCCGAAGACTGTAAAAATTTTTGAGTTGATACTTTCATAATTTTATATTGTCAAGTGATTTAATGAATTACCCTCAGCAATCGCTACCGCAGAGACTGGTGAATTTGATGATTTAACGATTGAAACATCAGTCGCTACTTCACCTCTTCCTTGACCACTACTAATATCTTCATTCACAACTTCATTATTTCCTTCTATGATTGTGGTTCCTCCATCTATAACATTATTAGATGTGTCATCATTAATTTTAAAAATATCGGTATCAAAATTACCATAACCAAAGCCATCATCTCCTACATTAATTTTATCTTCTCTTGAATTTACAATATCATCAAAGAGTCCTCCATCCCCAATATTGGAAATATTATTTAAAATTGGTTCGATACTTGTTGTATTCTTTAATTTTTGTAAGTAATCATTTCCTCCAAACTTATTATCATTTTTATCTAATTTCAAATTGTTTATTGCCTCTTCTATTGTTTTGCGTTCAGCGGTGATAGAACTAACATCTTTTTCCAACAACAACTCTTTATTCAATTTAATCTCATCATCTATTTCATTCGCTCTTTCTTCAAGCGTGAGTATCAACTGTTGTTTTACTGATACATCACCAGATTTTTCATTATTGTTTTTTTCATCAATAATGTTTTTGATAATTTCAGTTGTATCAAAACTACCAAAACCAAAAGCATCGTCTCCTATACCTAAATCAGTATCAAACGGACTGCCAAAACCAAAAGCATCGTCTCCTATACCTAAATCAGTATCAAACGGACTGCCAAAACCAAAAGCATCGTCTCCTACATTTTCTTCAGTGAAACCAGTAAAACCTAAACTTTTATCACCTTCTTGATTATCCTTTTCTTTATCTTTAACTTTATTTGGTTTTGGTGGTTTAAGTCCTGCTAAAAGAGCGGATGCACCAAAAAGTCCAGCAGCTAATAAATTTGCTTTCGCTTTGTTTTTTACAGATGACATTGTTTGTTGTACTAAGTTGCCATCTGTTGCAGTTGCTTTCTTACCTTTTACTTGTTTTTGTAATCTATCTTCCTGTGCAAATATTTCTTCCTCTAAGGCGTCTGTTTCTGATTTTTTTATTACTTGTTCCTGTACAATTACATTTGTGACTTCATTTATTTGAGTCTGAACATTTTGAACTCCAGAATCAAAATTAACTTGCAAAGATTCAACTAATCTTTTTAAATCAAGTTGAACTGCATTTAATTGAGATTGAACCATGTTTGAGTTTGTTAAGGCTGCATTAGCCACCTTATCGATCTCAACAATCTGTTCAAAGAAATTATTCAGAGTAATTTTCTTTTTTGGTTGTTCCTCATCCATACTTCTGAGCGCCTTCTTGTTGTTGTCTCTTCAGATTTTCACTCTCAATATAATCTTTAAGAAGAGCTAAGTAAATATCTCTCTCCCAAGGCATCATATTTTCAAGTTCTGTCAAGCTATATTTATGGTATTGCATCAGAGCAAAATTGATTCGATAATACGATTCAAGATCTTCTCGTGCAATACTTAGCCGAAAAAATCAGCAAGACCCTCCAAAACGACACTACTTTTTTTCTTTGTGTTTGGATTTGTTACCTCAATCTTATGAGATAATTTAGGCATGGTTGCGAAAAATTTTTCAACCTCTTTATATTGTTTTGAATTTAATTGTTCTATAAATTCAACTCTTTCTTTTGAGGTGTAATCCTTAGCATCCCAAGCATCCTCTTGTGTATAGATCGTATCAATACACTCTGATATAATTTTAAAAGTTTTATTTACATTTTCCTTTGGATCTTCATTGACATCAAAATTAGTTTCAATAAATTGATTGATAGATGGATACTTCATACGAAGAGTCATTTTATCATCAAGAACAATATCAGTTTTATGATCTTTTGATTTGACAACTTTTATTTCATCCACATATACTGTAACAGGAATCTCTGTTTCACCATCATCAGGACATGTAACTCTTACTTTAATCGCTTCACCAATTGACTTAGCACGAATATTCAAAAAGATATATTCAATATCAAAAGTAGGAAGTTCATCTACATCTATACCTTTAGTTAAAATACATTGTTTCAAAACATCTTTTACTGCATTTGTAATCTCAAATTGACTCTTTGATTCCAATGCAATAATTAAAACTTTTTCTTCTTTAACCAAAAATGGTCTGTATTTAATTTTTTTATTTGATGACGGTAATTTCAACTCATACGTTGGAGTTGCAACAGTTGGTAATGGCATAATATTCTTTTCAGTATTTTATATAGTATAATTAAGCGATATCCATATTGAGATTAATTGGATCAAAGTAGTTTAGATCACTAGACTTATTAATTATATCACCCTCGGCAATAGGTTGTTGTATTTCATTGCTTTGATTAAATTCAGTGAAAAATCTATCATACGCTAATTGTATTGTACATCTTAGGATGGATGATTGTCCATAAGATATTCTCATTGATTGAAGATTTTGTGGCCAAGCATTTATAAACTCATAATGTGAAACTTTCGTGGTTGCTCTTGGATTACCAGCAGAATTCTCACCTTCCAAAAAAGTATCTCTTTCAAATTTAGAAACATGAAGTGTCTCCTTATAAGTGTCTGGATAATTCAATCTACCAAAAGCGTCTGATCTTCTCCTATCTGACAAAGGATTTATATATGTCATCCAACTCTCTAAAATTTCTAAAATAAGATGATCAGCGTCAACATAAAAAGTTAAATTTAAAGGTGGAAACTGTCTTAAAGTTGGAAAAACTTCTTGAATACCTTGATGATGTCCAACAGCTTGAGTTGTTAGATATGAAGTGCCTGGAATTTCAGCTTGAGTACATAATAAAGACATTTTTTGTTTAAATGTAGTTCCAGCAGCTCTCTTACTACCAGAACTTACACTTTGTTTAAACCATTTATCTTCATTACCAAAACTAAATGAAACTTGATAAAAAGTATCAAGAGATACACGAGATACAGGATCCCGAATATCTAACATATTCTTTGGTTTTAATTCTGACTCTTTTGGAAATGACACGATAAATAAACTAGGGTTATAATACTATGTATGAGTTATAAAGGAATATATAAACCTTCTT